GAGCTGGTACATCAACACTCCATGCAGTATCTTCTGGGTATAAGGGCACAGGTCCTAACTTAAGAAGAAAGAAGATGTTAGGTTACGTTTAATTTATAATTCGTGTTGTTTGAGTAAATTAAGCTCGCTGGAAACGGCGAGCTTTTTTTTGTACAAATTCTTTCATTTCTTTTGTAAACATATTATCTACAAATGTATTTTTAGGTCTTTTACCTTTTTTACAATTCATTCTAAAAAATGTATTATACAAACCAGGTGCATTTATTCTTTCTTCTAATAATTCTATATCGTATTGTATATCATCATATCTAATCATAAAATCAATTACACATTTATCATCAATATGAGTTATTTTAAAATTTTCTTCTAACGTATCTGTACATTTTATAAAATCTTTAAATGGTATTCCTGGGTTATCAAAGAAATAATGAGATATTAATACTTCGCAAGGGTCCCTATAAATGCTAATCTTTAAATACTCCTCCCAAATTTTCTTTGGAATTATACTCTTTATTGATTGTGCATCAATATGATTATAAAATTTTATATCCAGAAAGTTAGGGGTATGATTATCGAAAAAAGGGTTTTCGTAATTTTGCGAACCTCTATATCCAAGTTCTTTTCTTAGAGTTTCGTCGTCATTTGATATTGGGGTAATAATATCTTTATCACCGCAATACTTGGAAAGTGCTACTTCAAATGACGTACCCCCAACTTTTTTAGGCTTAATGAATATGCATTTTAATTTATGCGATATAATCACTGCCTTGGTTGTTTTGCAAACATCTCACCAACATCAGCTAACTCATTATTATATAGATACTCATGAGATACTCTATGCGGATTAATGTCCCAACCACCTCGTCTAACATATAAACAAGTTACTGTCAACTCATCGGGAGAACAAAGATCCCAAAGTCTCTTATATATGCATTCACATATCTCTTCATGAAAATGACATTCATCTCTAAATGAAACTATATACTTCAGCAAACTATCTATTGTAGGTATTTTCTTACCTTTAATACCAATAAAAACATCACCCCAATCAGGTTGAGACGTTACCCTGCAATTAGATTTTAGTAAGTTTGATCTAAATTGTTTTGATTCTACATGATCTGTATCAACAATTTCTAATAGATCAGGCGTTTCAGAATATGTATCAAATACAAGATTTTCACTACCGGAAACTTCTAAATGAATATAATTATCAGCATTAGCAATTACAGGCTTTTGAGCATATTCATCTGGGTAATATAATTGCACACTTAATCCTGTCTCTAATAGACCACCCAAATCTTCAATTGCTGCTTTAGCAATATTATCCATTACTTCGTTTTCGTCTTTACCCATTTTAGTCATATTAAAACTATTCCAATATAACTTCATAGACTTAGATTCAACAATGTATTTACTATTGCAAGGATATATTACCTTAGCAATTGCTGCTACAGGTTTACCGTTATCTGTTAGTGCAGATACTTCATAACCATTCCATACGTCGCATCCGTGAAATGGTAGTTCATCTTCATTTATATCGAGATAATCTCGATTGCTTGATCTAGGTTCTCTTACTAACAAGCCTTTGTCATATTGACCAGAATACGAACTTGTTTGCCCTAAATGAGTACTGATATTTGAGTTATCTAGTTCTTGTAATGCCATATTAATATTATATTTTTTTCAATTGTTTTTCAACTATCTTTTTTCGTTCTTCATTAGACCCGGTTAGCGTAGTTACAACATTTTTACCATGATGTAAGTATAGCAAATTTTCCAAAACTCTTATTTCATTATCATACAATGATTTTATCATTTCGTTATCCACTTTCTTTACTTTCCTATCTAAATCAGTTACATATTTAAAATCCGGTACACAATAAAATATATGATCGTATCTCTTTATATTATTAGTGTATATACCTTCTGCAAAGTTTTTAACATAAAGAGATACTTGATCTAATCTGTTAAGCCACTTTGTATATATAAATCCATCTAATACACATCTATCAAAAATACAATCCATTCCAATATCATTTTTAATATTCATATAATGACCTAACGTAATCATTATCTGCGTATCATCACTACCTTCACTATTAATCGGATAACCCCGACCTTTTAAAGATCTTGTATGCGAATCTATATTATGAACTTCGCTTTTAAGAAGTTTATTAAAGTCTAAACTCTTAATTAACGTACTTTTACCCGAACAACCCGGTCCTGTAAAAGCTATAAACTTTGGATTTGATTTATTCTGTTTAACCATTTTATTTCACCTGGATGATATGAATGATTATAATCACTTCTCTTGATATTAACAGTGTTTTCTTCAAGATCAATTATTGCATAATGTTGAGAACAAGTATCAATCCAGTAAACTCTGTAACCAACTAATTGTTTCATATTCCAGTTTGCTAATACTGTGTGACCTATCATCTGATTAAGAGGCCCATCATCAGTAGCAGCATAAGGTGGATTATTAGAAAGATATTTTAACCAAAATTTACCATAAGGAGAAAAATATTCTGATCTAGTAAGATCATTTTCCACTACATTTTCTATATGAGAGTTTAATTCATCATCAATATTTTCCGGTTTATAATCAGCAGAATTAATACCTGCATGAGAAAATAACCAATTGCCTTTTTGATAACTCCATAAAAAATTAGACCACATATCTTCATCAATAATATTGTTTACTGCGTCGAATTTTTCTCTAGTCCATGTAGAAGCTCTAAGAGCAGGATGATCAATAATGTAATGTAAATCGTGATTTCCAATTAAAAATTTAAATTTACCGGTTTCATAAAGATCTTTTATATACATAGCTGTAGCGCCGACATCTTCTGGCCCGTCATAAAAATGGTCAAAATAATCTCCAAGGAAAATAAATTCGTCTACTTCATTCAGTTCTTTTGCAATAATTTCTTGTGTAGGTTTAATCCTATTATGTATATCTGGAATAACACATAAACGCATATGAATATTATATTATGCATTCATAGAATATCAAGCTTGTTTAAGAGATTTACCAATTAAATAATTTAAATGATTTGGACAGGACCTACAAGCGCTGTTACTAATTTTGCTAAAAATACATTCTCTAGTATTACTGGAGGTGTTAATAATTTAGTAGGTGGTGTTGTAGGCACGTCTACCAATTTGGTGGGTGGTACTTTTGATTTTGCAAAATCATTAGTCACAGGTAATTTTTCCGGTCTTAGTCAGTCGGTTACAAGCACAACTTCAGGTTTGTTTTCTGGTATAAAGAATACCGTATCCGGTACTATATCTGGTATTACAGACCCATTTAAAAGAGTAGAAACTTTAAAAGAAAATCTTTCTAATCAAGTAATTAATACAACCAAACTTCCTACCGAAACCTCTAATTTATTAAACACAGATAAACTAACTTCCAAAAATTTTATCGATATAGCAGGGAATGCTATTCCAAGAGATATTGCAGACGTAAAAAGAAACTCTGCAATCGATATGAATTTAGGGCAGATTATAGATTGTATAGGAGATAAAGTAAAAGACTTACTTGGTATATTTACCGTTGGGTTAGGTATACCTACATTAGATCAATTTAAAGTACCTCCTTTAACTGGGGTAGGAAATAGTATATCAGAAGCTTTTGAACAAACTTTAAAAGATATACAAAATACAATTACCGGTACTCTAGACGGTTTAGAAAATGCCCTTTCTTTAAAATTTTTAAATATGAACAACCAACAAGAGTTGGGTAGATTAACTTTATCTAAATTTTTAGGTTGTGAAAATGATATTGCATTTACTAAAAGAGATAAAGTACAAGTTAGAAAACAACCTGGTATAGTAGATAAATTAATTGATAAAAATGTTGATGTATCAAAGAAAGCTCTTTTTGAAGGTTCAGTTAAAGAAGTAAATCAAAGAACGGGGAATGCATTTAAAGATACGCAAGCTAAATTAAAAGAAAAAATGGGCGCTAGAAAAGAGCCAGGTTCTATTTTTGATTTAGATGTAACTATTGGAAGCAGTACCGGGGTTGAAGAAATTAAAGTAAAGGTACCAGACGAAACTCAAACATTAGAAATTATAACCACTGACGAATGAAGGAATATTACGGAAACTATTTAGGTATTGTGATACAAAATAATGACCCCCTAGCTAGAGGGAGGGTAAAAATTTTTGTACCTCATGTATCACCAACCGTATATAAAAACTGGAATGAAATTCCGGAAGATAAAAAGTTTAAATTTTTAGGAGCAAACATTGATAGCGATCTTAATAATATAGTTGAAGATCTTAAAAAAATGTTACCATGGAGCATTTGTGCTTCTCCCATTACCGGGGAAATGAGCTCCGGTAGATTAAACGCATTTCCTAATTATGCTTCTAATTCAGATAGTAGCTTTTCAGGTTTAAGTGGGTTTCAAGCTGATGAAACAAATTTAAAAGAACAAAATAATGATACAGCTCAACAAAATATAGATTTAATTGGTGAGAAAGAAGGTAACGTTTACGAAAAATATCGATTCAAAGTAAATGATGCTTTTAACAGTTCTGATAATAATGTAAACAATGTAAATATAAATTCTTTCGATTATACCCCAAGTGTATATTCAAATAAAGTAAAAGGATCGTTTGCTGTACCTTCTGTTGGTGCTCATGTTTGGGTATTTTTTCATGATGGTGATCCTTTATTTCCGGTTTACTTTGCTGCTAGCTACGGACAATTTGACTGGGAACAAATGTACGGTGGTAAAAGTGGTTATGATTACCCCGGTGGTTTTGAAAATAGAAGTTTATCAGCTACTAATGAATCAGATGTTGAATATTATAAAAACAAATACATTATAAATCAAAAAGGCGGAACTATAGAATTTGTAAATTCTGATTATAGAGAAAGTTTAAAAATATCAGGATATAATGGTTCATTCAAACAGTTTGCTTTAAAAACAAATGTAGAATTAGCTACTCATGATGACCAAAAATTAGTGCTTCAAGATCAATATGATACAGTAAGAGGTTTTAGAAATATATACACAGAAAGAGATTTAGATTATATTGTAAGAGGGGACTATTATTTAAAGACCGGTAATTTAAAGGAAGAATATTTTAAAGAATGGCATGATATAGTAGCTAGCTTAGCAAATATAAAACAACTTTTTGAAACAAAAAGAGCTGAAAAATTTGAAGCAGGTCAATTTTTAAAACTTACTTCTACATTGCAAGAAAGAGAAGGGGAGTTCGCCCCGTGCCCCGTATGTTTGGGGTCAACAGGAAAAGAATATCTTGTAACTAATGATGAAGCTGCTAAATTTAATCCTATCGGAGCATTAGTAAATAGAGCAACTGCAGCAATTGGCTTTTTACCAGACATAACTGTATCACCTTTAAATGGAAAAGGTCCTTCGTTAACTAATTTACCCCCTACATCTAGATGCCCCGTATGTAACGGTACGGGTATAAGTCCAAGTAGTGAAGGTGGTAGTTGGGTAGAAGACCCAAGAAAAACTATTGATGCATATAGAACAGAATATAAAAAACGAATTGTTCAATTAGCTGATATTGAAAAGAAAATGGGCCTTGGTGGTAACTATATTATTGACGTTACAAAAAATAAAGTAGAAAATATAGGACTAGTTATGAATGATTTTGGTAACGTTAGAGTTGACAGCGTTGGTAAAATTACAAATAGTTCTGTAAATTTAGATGAATTGGGAGCATACGTAGGTATGAAAGAAAGCCCAATGTTTGAATATGTTCACGTGGATGATATGCCAGGTGGATCATATTCTTTAAACGTTGCAAGCAGATTTAACATTGCTGTAGGTTCGGGTGGTATTAATATGAAGTCCTATGGTGCTGTTGATATATCAGGTACCATTACCAACGTTGCTGGTGAACAATTAAACCTTTCGTCTGAATTTGAAACTAATATATCGGGTGGTAAAAGGCTAAGTTTAGAAGCTGATATAGTTTCAATTAAAAATAAACAAGGTGGCCAGGTTTTAATTGACTCTAATTTAGGTGTTAATGGTAATGCAATTATAAAAGGCGGGTTACATGTTGATGGTGAACTTTCAGTTAACCACGTTACTGCACCTCTAGAAATTCAAGAAACAGAAGGAACGCAAATATTTGGTGAAACTGTCCCATTGTTGAAAATTGGTACTGTCACAATAACCAGAGGTTCTTCAAAAGGTGTATATCCTGTCCTTGGTGGTGGCGTACCTAACTCAGTGATAGGTTATTACCACTCACATAAATTTGCTAACTTACCTTTAGATTTAAAACAGTCAAATGAACAGGTAAGAAAAGAAGCAAAAGCAAATCAGAATCCAATAACTAATCCAGCTAAACCTTTAGTTAATCGGAAGAAATAGAATTAATTATATATTCTTGACACTCCAAAAATCCTTTATCGTTTATATTACTAAGACCTGGAGAATTATGTATGACGTTTATAGGTACTGTTGTTAGTTTTAAACCTGCTTTTTTACAATCAATACAAAATTTTAAATCGTACTGATGAAACCCTTTTATGTTTTCATCAAATCTAATATTTTTTTCTTTTATCTTTTTAACATTTACTGCTAAAAATAAACCATCGAGTATCGCTACTTCTTTTGGTGTTGGTCCAAATGTTGTTGGGTAGTTAAAACCTTCATGAGGGTGAAAAACAATACCACTTTGTGTCTGTTTTTTTGTAATTAAATGCCATAAAAATGGTTTTTTAATTTGTAAATTACTTCCTCCGGCTAAACCAGCAACAGCAAACTCCTTCTCATGCAAGAAGGAGTTAACTGTGTTAATGAAGTCTACCGAATCAATTTTAATATCATCGTGAGCAAATATTATTGTATCTTTATGCGAATATTTTTCTAAAAACTTATTATAAACTGATGTAAGACCTTCTTTATTTTCAGTTTTAATATCTAACACGTCTATTAACCCAGGTCGTGCATACATGTCGACTAGTTTATGAAGTGTTAAACTTTTATAAAGATCGGTATCAGTATAAAATTCCTTAGAAGTTGCAGATACAATAACCGTATCCATTATTCAGCTGTTTGATCTTCTACAGGAGGGGTCGGTGCTGCAGCATTAACATCAAAATGCTTTTCAATGGTGTGAACAACATCATCAAGATTAGCAAGTTCTTCTAATCTATTTTTAATTTCTACAGAAATTTTACTATGTTCGCCTACACCAACAGGTGAATTTAAATACACTTCTATTTCAGCTAGTACTTGACTTCGTTGCCCTACATATTCTGAATAGATACCCTTTACAAACTTATCAGCAGTTGAGTTCATAAAAATATTTTATACTGTTATTCCGAGATTTCTAGCCATTTCTGGGTCTCTATCATCATAATGTCTCACGTGGAGATAGTCGTTGTTAACGTCGAAGAATCTTTCTACAGATAAATGTACAGGACTATGATAATTAAAATACGATCTTACCCCTGCAAAATGCATAGCTAAAGAAATTTCTAAAGATAACCCTGTAGTGTATGCTTCTTCCTTTTTAGTTTCTTCGCAAAGTTCTTCTAATTTATCTAAAAATAATTTGAATTGATCTTTAGAATCGAATTTTAAAAATACTACCGGGTCGTCTCCGACAGCAATCTTCTCCATTTCTCTTTTTAAAGAATATTTGTTTACTAAATCTTTAGCTTTTAAATCTTTTGCATAAAGAAGATTCAGTAAATTACCTCCAAGTTCAAAGTAAACTCCTCGTTTAAAATGTTTGCTTAGTTCTTCTGATTTAATTTTACAACCTTCATCTCTATGATATGATGCATCGGTTTGAAGATGTAAAACTTTAGTAAACCCAGCATCATAGGCTTCATAAAACCCATATCTAGTAGCTTGTAAAATGGGAGCAAAACCGGTTTCAAAACTATAATTTTTAGTAAAATCTATATCTGTATATTTTTTAATATCAACAACTTCAATATTTTCTTTTTTTAAAACCTTATCGGGTTTATTGGTTACACAAAAAAATTGAACGTCGTTTAATCTTTCAGATAAGTCATCAAAATTTTTATTATACTCTTCAATCCACTCATCATGAATTGCAGTGGTTTCTACGCAAAAATCGTTCATCTTCCTTGACCACGGTATGGTTTTTTATATTTTTTACTCTTTTTGTTAGGAGAGTCAGCTTTAGATACTTGACCCTTTCTTTTCTTAGGAGGTTTACCGAATGTTATTTTTGTAGTAGATTTAACTTTAGCCATGTAATAATTTTAGAGTAATCTAAAAAATAATCAAGGCAATTTTTCTAACTTAACTATATCAATTTGTATTTTTTGAATACTTTTTTGTATATCTGCAATTGCACGTGAATTATCACTAACATTATTTTGCAATGAAGTTAATTGTAATACTTGTTTTTCTACATCGTGCATAGCATCATGAATTTTTTCAAAATCAGCTTTAGAAGGAAATAAGGTCTGTAAATAAGCAAGCGCACAAATACCTATAATAGGCGCTATTTTTAAGAAATTATCTAACTGAGCGAAAGATATTTTCGTGTCTTTTTCAGGCATATCTAATATTTATACGATACTTCCACCAAAAGTAAGTTAATGCTAGCGACATAGTTAGGCCAAACCCATAATTTATCTTAAACCAAATATCAGATGTTTGAGTAAACGCTAATCCTAAACCGCCAACGTTACCTAATATTTGTAAAATACACATCCCCAACGAAACGTCTTTAGAACTTTTATTTTTATACATTGTATAAACTTGAGGTGCAAAGCATAAAGCAAAGCTTATAGACATTAAACTACCAAACAATAAAGTAATATCAAGATTCATTTATTTTATACATTTTTAATTGCTCCACTTCTATACCATTAACCTTTAAAAATTCTAAACCGGAAGTATCCCTATATTGTTCATTATAAACTACTCTTTTTACACCTGCTTGAACTAAAAGTTTAGAACATTCAAAACAAGGGCTTAAAGTAAGATAAATTGTACAATTTTCTGAACTGTTAGTACTTTTAGCTAACTTCATTAATGCATTTGATTCTGCATGAAGAACTTCTGGTCTAGTTTCAAAACCAAATCTTGTTTCAAATTCACAGTCATTGTCATAACCCTTTGGTGTACCATTATAACCATCTGAAATAATTTGACCATCTTTAACAACCAAACACCCTACCTTTTTTCGTTTAGCTTTTGAGAGTTGAGACCATGAAGTGGCCATCTCAAGATAAGTAAAATCTAATTCTCTTTGTTTAGGCATTTTATCCCCAGTTAATATCGTCGTAGTTATCTGAATAAGCAGAGATATCGTGTCTTGGCTTATCCCCTTTTCCAGCTCCAGAGTTAGTATTTGATTTGATACTCGAAGTCTTAACTTTAGGACTTGCAGCAGGTTTTACAGACTTATTAACTTTAGAGTACGGAATTTTATCGCTCATAAGCTTATGATAATATTTAACTTTTGGGATTCAAGTTAAATAAGTTCATGAAATATGTGACGTTTACTAATTTGGGATTTCTTCCATTTGTTGAGTCGCAATACCATTTTCTTAAAAAACTAAATCTTACGAAAGATTACTTAGTTTATTTTTATGGTAACAATAAAGATTATGAACAACTTCGCGGATTGGGTTGTGAAGTAAGAAAATTTAAATCTAAAATTTTTAATTTTAATGACGATAATTTAGATATGGATAAAATTGTGCACTGCGGTGAAAGTTTAAGCTATAATCGATTTTGTGCATATAAATTAGAATCATTTTTTAATTGTGTTATTGAATTTGATAAAGCAACATATATTGATCCTGATATTGCAATATTTGAAGACTTTACAGATGATATTATTTCCACTTTAGCAGATAATTCCTTTGCTTTAAAAACTTATGAAAATACTCCAATTCATGAGATAGAACTAGTTTATGGAAGAATGGTTAATTTGGGTATGATTTCAGGTAACAATACTAATCATTTTAAATTTTTTATGAATAAAGTTTTCGACAATTTAAAACAAAGTCAAAATGAAACTAAAAATTTTGATGAAGCAACTTTCACTGACGTTATTTCTGATACAGGAACATATGCATTAATAGACGATAAAATAAACATATTAAATGATGTAAATAAAAAGTACACTCCCAAAGAAATTATAGGTAAAACTAAATCTTTTCACCCTACTTTTTATGAAAGTAAAGCTAAAATAGATATGCTCATCTCTTTAGAAAGATGGTATAATAAAGTACAACGTTATACGATTAAAGGAAACTAAGAGACTAACGGGAGATCAACGGAGACGAAGTGCAATTAACGGTTTTTCCAATACTTATGATCATAATCTGGCGTGTTTTCCTTTACCATTTTATCTCTCCATTCAGCTGGTGAGTCTTTATCAATTAAAATATGATTTCCAGAATTAGTATCTTCTGAAGGTACCCATCTTCTTGCTAGAGCGTACATTTGTTGTTCTTCATATCCTAACATATATACTAAATTAGCAAATTTTTTTAATAATGTTCTTTTTGGTGGAGGGTTAATACCTCTTTCAATTTTTCTCCACATTGAATAATCTACTCCTAAAATTTTACAGAATTTTTTTAAATCTTTATAGTGTTTTCTCCTATAATCCCTTATATAGTCATTGAACTTCATACTGTAATATCTAAAACATCACTACTAGGTATGTCATATAATGCATTATACATATGAGTTTCTTCTACTTGCGCAGCAATAAATTTAGCAAATAAATTATCTGAATTAGCTCGTCTAACTGTAGATTGACTTTTCATTTCAGCTGTTCTTTGTTGCCTTTCGCTCCATGATTTAATACTTCTAGATTGTATATCATTGTCCTTTATCCCCCAAGGTTTTTCTATTTGCATTTTTTATTGTCACAGGCTCATGTTGTCTAGTTGTGTAAATGTGATGAAGCTCATCATAAGCTTCGTTATAATTCCAACGCGGACATTTAAACGACATTGTTCTATGTTTAGGATAGTCTTCCTGCCATACCCACGTACCCCTACACCCAGAAAAAAATATTACGGTTAATAAAATTAACCTTTTAAACCATTCTTTTTTCTTTCTTTCCACCTTCGTTTTACTTCGGTGATTTCAGGTCCCCAGCTTTTAGAATCAAACTTAAGCCCTTCTTTTTGTACAGCAATAAACCAAGCATACTTATTATTATCCTTGATCCATATACCTGGGTAGTCATCCCTAACATACCCTCTTTCAAGCAAAATTTCAGTACACTGGCTTCTTGTTAACATATATATTTATTTTAATGGAGCCAGCTCTCGGATTCGAACCGAGGACCAACGGTTTACAAAACCGACGCTCTACCACTGAGCTAAGCTGGCATGGTACGCCTGGAAGGACTCGAACCTTCAACCTACGGATTAGAAGTCCGTCGCTCTGTCCAATTGAGCTACAAGCGCTAACTAATGGTCATAGCTGCAATAATACAATTAAGACAAACTGCCATTGCAATTGCTACCCACCATAAAATTTTTTGTTCTTTTTTCATAAAATGGTACCGATGAACGGACTCGAACCGTTACTCCCTCAACAGGAAGCAGATTTTAAGTCTGCCGTGTCTACCAATTCCACCACATCGGCTATAAAGTCCACACTAAAACGTTTAGGAAAAGAATAAACCAAATGTCATCTTTTGCTAATTCTTTTACAACATACCAAGTTGTTTTCATATCTTTATTATATTTAACATCTGTTAAATGTCAATTTCAAAAATATCTGCTTCGCCAATATCTATGAAATACAATAGTCTTAAAATTTTTTCTAAGCCGTGTTGATTAAACTCCTCTAATGGAGATGTATTGTTTAAGAAACTATGCCTAGTAGTAAGAAATTTCTCAACTAAACTATCATCAATCAGTTCGCAACATTCATTTACTAAATTAACAAACTCTATTAAACTGTCTTCTTTAATTTTAAGCATTTATTTTTTTAACCAATTCTTCTTCCCCATCTCCATTTGTTCTAGAAAAACATGCAACGACCCCTCTTTTTTGAACTACTTGACTTGCCATATCATTTGCAAAAATAATTGATTCCATTATGCAATTTGTTTCTAGATATTTGTAAACTAAAGCTGCAAGAAAAGAATCTCCAGCCCCGCAAAGATCAAAAACTTCTACTTCAAAAGATGCATAAATGCAATCTTTCCATCTACAACCCTGTTTACCTAAAGTAACTATTAAATTTTCTTTCCACTCTTCATCATTTATTTTTCCTTCAAGGTCTTTATATTCAGGTTCATTTATTTTTATAATTTTTGCTTTCTTACAAAAATCTCCTAAAACCTTTTTAGTGTCTATAAAAACGTTAGGATTATTTTCACAACAATAACGAATAATTGATTCAGTAACAAACCCTTTACAATAATCAGAAATAACTATAGCATCATATTCGCTAGGCCTATGCCAACAATTACCTGCAATAAATCCTTCTTCTGCTTCATCACCTTCATCTACTCGTAAGAAAGTATGATTAGTCTGCTCGTCAACGTAGCGAATCTTTTTTATAGTTTTTTCAGTGTTGTGTAAAAATTCTACGTCTAACCCTAAAGATTTAAAATTTTTAACAACGTTACCTGCCATACCTAAATCAACGACAGTCTTAGAAGGTTTCAAAACCGGAGCAGGAACATCTGGACATAATCTAGAAGCTTTCCCGTAAATGAAAACATCCGTACATAAATCACCTATAACTAATACTCTTTTATTCATCGAAAAAATAACTCATTACTAAATTTGTCTTATAACTGCAACTGGGCATTTTATCTTTTATCTTTCTCAGCTGATCCATATCAATAAAACCATTCCTATAAGCTTCACCTTCAATACATCCAATCATTGTTTGGGTTCTATCTTGAATTGATTTAACATACATACTCGCTGCAAACATTTCATCTGGATTTCCTGTATCAAACCAAGCATAATTACTATCTAACTCTTTGTAACCTAAAGAGTTGTCGTTCAAATAACTTCTATTTAGATCTGTAATTTCTAGTTCACCACGAGCTGATGGCTTTAAGTTTCTAGCTCTTTCTCCAGCAGTATTATCATAAAAATATATGCCAGTCGCAGCAATATTACTTTTTGGATCTTCTGGTTTTTCTTCTATAGATTTAACAGTTTTATGACCATTCGTACCTTCTGTTTCTATAACCCCATAATCACTCGGGTTAGATACTCTATAACCAACTACATGAGCACCAGTATCCCAAGCTTCTTCATAACCTATACCAGTAAAAATATTATCACCTAAAATTAAACAGACATCGTCATCTCCTTGCCATTTTTCTGCAATAATTAAAGCTTCAGCGATACCTGCAGGTGATGGTTGTACTTTAAAAGTAAAGTTTAATCCCAGGTACGGTTTCCTTTTTCCGTCTGCTTGATTAAACAACGTTAAAAGTTGTGAGTAACTTAAACCGTTAGTAATAATCATTATATCTTTAATACCCAATTTAATTAATGTCGAAAGAGGGTAATAGATTGTCGGCTTATCGTAAATGGGTAAAAGTTGTTTAGAGATTATTTTTGTTGAAGGGTAAACTCGTGAACCCGTACCACCAGCTAAAATTATACCTTTCATTTATTTTTAAGTTTCTCAATAATAAATTCAGCTAAAATAAGTCTTCCTGCTTCTGAAGCCATATTAAGCTGCTCGTTTTCGTCATTAAATTCTTCTAAAAATTTTATTAGATTACCAGAAGTTTCAAACCACTCAGCTAACTCTTTATTAGACATCATATTGATATTATAGCTTATATCCACAAAAAAACCAAGCAGGCTAACCTACAAAAGCTACAAGTACCACCACATACATCGTAGCCCCACCAAACAGCCTGCTTGGTCAAAAATATTTATTACAAGCTAAGAAAGTACAAGATCTTTTTTGTAATGAATGTTATAAAGATTGTGGAATTTTTCAATTTTTACTGGGTGTTCATAATTTAAAAATTTGTTTGGATTAATTTTAAATCCGCTTGATAGTAAAATATTTCCTATCATTACATCTTCTACCCCGAACTTTGCATACTTTTCTTTTCCTTTATAACTAACAATACATTCCAACGCTTTTCTACTAAAAATAACGCATTCCCCCGAACAATAAAAGTTAGGTAAATCCCCTTTATAACCTTCTCTTACTTTATAATTCTTTTTATGCAAAAGAATATTTCGAGTCACTTCCTCGTCATCAACAATAATTTTTTCACCCACATAATCACCTGATATTTTGTGATCTAAGAATGTATCTATGTTATATAAAAAAGTATCATCGTCTATTTTTAGTACGTGGGTATAATCTTTTTTTAATATTTTTTTGAAAACGCTAAATAATTTTTTGTGGACATTAAAAATTGAATCGGGAGTTTTTACGTATACATCTGTAAAAGAAACACCGTTTATTTCGGTTTTATTACATAAATTTTGATTGCCCCCATATACAAAATATATATCCATATTTTTAGGGGTATGCTGTAAAAATGTATTTACAGCAGCCATTTTATAGCCAATATTATTTTCGAATGAAGGTATGATTAAAGCGTATTTTGTCATGTTTAATGTTGTTTTTTATGGTATCGTATATGGTACCTTTTTCGGTCGTGGGGTCAAATTTTTCGAAAACGAACTTACTAAAGTTAAAATACGAATTAAGATAAGTAAAAATTTCTATATCGGTAAAAATCCTATCGTAATTAGAAATATACAGTTCTAAAGCTTCAATATAGCTTTTTTTAATACGTTCTAATTTTTCTCTAACAAAACCAATCATTGCAGGTGATGCAGACCAATAAGGAATTCTTTTATTACGATGCTTTTCAATAAACTGTGCTTGTTCTACCCCTACATATGGTATTCCAGTAACAAAACCATCAGTTATTTCAAGTAAATTAAAAAGTCTTTTTCCAAGTTCAGGGTTAAAAATTGCTTCGTCATTATGTGGGTACAATTTTTTCCAATCTTGCTGTTTATAATTATGCCATGTACCACCCTTATCTTCAGGAACATAGGATTCGTTAGAAAGACCGGCATCTACCCATAAAACCTTTTTTGTATCTTTTGACATACAATCAAGCATAAAAAAGTATTTTGCAGTTGTAAGCATAGGGTTCCAACAGAACACCCCTGTAGGGTTTTTATCTACTATTTTCTTACTAAATTCCAATATTTGGTCATAATAAGGGTTTATATCCTTCGAAGATAAATTTTTAAAAATCGGTAACCTATCAACTTTATCGTTTAAAACTTCGCAAATCATTTTTTCGACTTCCGGTTTACAATAAACAATAATAGGTTTATGTAAATCACATAAAGTTTTAATTCCTGTTATGTAATGATCGGGTGTAAAATTTCGAGTTAATGTAGAAGCACAGCCAGGGGGAGAATAACTTTCCACTTCTTCTACTACCGTACATATGGTGTCGATCATACTAATATTATAAGATATTTTCTACAAAAATCCATAGAAAAAGGCGGCCCCTAAAGACCGCCTTGTTACCTTTATTAGTCAACTTTTACATCGATGACTGTATGTTCTTTTTGTACCTTTCTCGGTACAGTTAAAACTAACACACCATCAGACAACTTAGATGAAACCTTTGTTCCTTCATAATCACCGGTATCAATTCGAAACGATCTTGTAAATGTTTCTTCAGTTGTCCCGGTTTTAGTGGTAATATTTCTCTTAGCTTTAACGTAAGCTAAGTTTGTATCTTCATTGTAAGTGACCTTAAGGTCTTCTTTCTTTACACCAGGTAAATCAATTTCGACATGAAGTTGTTTATCCGTTTCATTGAAACGAATATTATCATTCGAAAAGTTTTCAGGAGCAAAGAATGCATTATCGAAATCATTAAAAATTTCGAATAGGGGGCTGTACCGTCCCGCCCTCGGACTTGTTG